CAGGTCAACAAAGTTGCTCCCGGATAGGCGGTCAAGCCACACCGGGATAGTCACTTAAAACAAAAGCAAAATAAAAACTTAAATGAGGACTCTCACCTCACGTTGTCCTTTACAACGGAATTATAGATTAAACAATAAAAAGCTTGTGGACAATGCGGGATTTGAACGCCGCGACCTGTACATGAAACCTTTAAACAATACCATGACAAATTACCAATACTAACTACATGTACCGCTCTACCAAGCTGAGCTAATTGCCCGTGTCTGTCCCTGCTCTCACGAGTAGAGACAACTCCCATGTCTAATTCTAAATCAATCTAATTATGTGTGAAACACTTCCTCCGCTGAGGTCTATATCTTGAACACCTTTTTCAGGACATTGTGATAAAACCAATACGAATACACAAGGCCAAAAAGGTTTATACCATAATTCCAGTCTCCCGTTACCGAGTCTACATCATTAAACATCAATAAACATGGTAGTGCCAATACGTTAAGCAGTAGCACGTTTATAATGATTCTTCTTTTCATTGTTCTTTCCCTTTCTTACTTTTGCAAAGCTCAACACATCCGAAGCATTGTAATAGCTTCTCCCATTAGATTTATACTCAACTCTCACTCTTTGAGTATTTACCAACACTCTTAACCTGCCCGGACCTCCTACTATTTTTTCAGATTCTCTCTTTGGGAAAGTGCGCTTATCCATAATAGTGAGGATGTCTGCCAATCTCGCCTCCGCTGTCCCGTCAATCAACATGGAACTGCGTAAATCACCATTCACTTCGTATATCATACCGTTAAAAAATAAAGTCGTTATTATTCTTTCGGCCAGTCCTTATATATCGCATGGCTGTCCGTACCCGTGATGGTATTCTCATTCTCCGTAAATCAATATCATTGCAAGTGACCTGCATCAATAAGAATAGAATGGAAAATAGGAATTCAAGCCCGTGTCTGCGTAATTCCTTCAAATCAAAATCACGCTTAAGCCTATCGCAAATCATATACAGAAGCAGTTCCGTATCTTTGGAAATACCCAACTTCCGGTATATCGTTCTTTTCTGGGTCTTGACAGTCCAAACCGATTTATTCAGATTGCCCGCCACCTCCTTGTCGGCAAGCCCCTTGCAGTACTCATTCGCGACAAGCAGTTCCGTAGGAGAAAGGGAAATCATCATGCGACCCTTTCCACATCAAAAATACCTTTCCTCTTGTCAACCTCCCCTACTTTCCAGTCAGCATCCTCAACGCAGAACTCCAATCTCAATCGGGGGATAATTGTCCCCTTTATGGAATTATACGCCTTAACCGGAAAAGTTAGAACTTCCCCTACCTCCATATCTCTCAAAGCCGGAGTGTAGTTTTCTGTGATTATTCGCTTTTTCATCGCTATAAAATTTTAATGATTAGTATTTGAGCTCTCCCGAGCCAATCTGATTGGCGGCATCACGCTTTATTCGGGAGATTTACTTAACTTTGTATTGCCACATTTAAAATTAAGTAAGTATGAGTAAATTCATTGAAATCCCTGTTAACGGGGAAAAGTGCATCATCAATCTTGATGCAATTCAGAGTGTATGTCCTCTAAAAGGAGGTGGGTGTGAAATCTACTTCCTTGAAGGAGCCTTGAAGAGTGTCAAAACCCAATTTCCATATTCCGAGTTACTAAAACTCATTTGGGTATAATTACTTCTTTTCTGTATATCGGGATTGAGAACAACTTGATAATTACTATGCAAGGTTCTCTCCCGGTATCACTCTTACTGACAAACCCGCTATTTGCAGGAAGTATTGTCACTTGCTTTTCTATAATTGCTTTCATAAGTTCGTTTTTACTCACGTTTATTAAATTATTTACTCCCCTCTCTATAGTTCATTCAGAAGAAACGCATCTTCACCATTTTCTGTCTTCACCTCTGTAATTAGGGTATAAGCTGTAGAAACCAATTGAAACATCTCAGGGTGTCTCCTTATGAGTTTAGTATTAAGGTAATTCCTCCACCCTTTGTGATAAGCATAATACATCAAAACACCTCATTTATTCCACACACACGTTATTATTACTCTTAGGGAGGTATGAATAGATTTAAGTTTATCATCATTACTCATTTCAGTTTTAATTAATGTTTGTGCCCCAATAAGCTCTCTCTGCTCTTCTCACCGGAGTTATCAGCTACTGTACTTCACTGCATGACCGTTCGGGGCATGTCGGCTTCCTATTTCGCACCGTTGCAAATCTTTCGCTCGTTCTGAACTTCCATTCAGACATCATCGCAAATTCTTGCTACTCCGGGTATCTCTCGCGTCCTCTATGCTGGAATTGAGGGTAAGCGCCAGTATCGCTTTCTGGAACGGATTGCTTAGGGCAATCACTCCATCTCGTTCTCCGTCTCCCATCAAAGGGTAGGCTCAATGACCGGACGGAGAATCTTTCAATTCGCCCATGCAAGGCTTTGCACGCCACTTGCGCAAGTATTCATGTTAAGCGTACAGCTGTTCTGCATGGTATATGTAGCTGCCTTTTCTGCGAATAATTATCTTAATCGCCTACGTAACGGGAACCGAAGGCACCTTTGCTGTTCTGATTGTAGTAAGCTGAAGCTGGAGCGTTGCAGTAATCATAAGAACTTCTTCTTTCCGGTCGTACCAAAGCTGCTTTCATTACTTCTTTCTCAGCCTTTCTCGCTTCTTCATCAGCAACACGTTTCTTTTCGTTAGCCCAAGCGAGTTTCAAGCAATCACCGAAAGTCTGTACACCGTGAGTAAGCTGGTATAGCTTGAAATACTTTCTGTATATCTCGTGAGCCGCTTTCATAATCTTGTGTAAATCGTACTTTTTCATTGTCTTACTCCTTTTTAGGTATGTTGTTTTTTTGGTTATCTCACTCAAACTTCGCATCTTTGCTGCTGTTGTCGTTGTTGACGTTGCAAATATACTATCATTTTTGATTATAACAATCAATTATGATATATTTATTAGTTAATAAAATATAATATGATTGTATGACCTTAAGAGAATTGCTGAAAGAAAAGGGAATAGCCTATAAAGTTGTATCCGATGCCTTAGGTATTCACCCCAACAATATGCCACGATATGACGACTTAATGAAGCGTAGCGTAGAAGAGGTGATGATTATATCTAAGGCAACGAATATAGACCTATCAGAATTGATTGGAATTTCATTACCAAGACAATCAGAAGTACCAACCCCCATCACCAACGAACGCCTGTTCTCCGTCATAGAGAGCCAGCAACGTACCATCGAGAACCTTTCAAAGAAATAACTATGGGGAACTGGAGCGAACAACAAGCAGTAAAGCAAGAACGGAAAGAAAAAGATAAGACTAGACGAGACAAACTCGCAGGATATTTCTTCGACTTATCCAAACTTTCTTTCGCTGGGTTGGTCATAGGAATTACACTACCTTTGTTCTCTGACACCCAAAACGCAACAATGTGGCTCGTTGCTATGTTTGGAATAGTATTAACCGTATTGTCGGCATTGCTGGCAAACAAAATATTAAAATAGTATGGAAGTATTAATATTCGTTTTCGCAGTAGGAGTAGCAATAGTAGGCGGTATTTACCTATGGACATTCACCAAATCAGGCAAGAAGTGGCTTGCAAGTCTGTAATTATTGCATCCTTTCAAATAGACAGCCGTCAGAACGAACCCATAGAGGTTAAGAACTGAAAGGGTGGTAGAAATACTACCCCTTTTTAAATTTGCAACATCAATAAATCAAAGAACTACTCCTTTTTAGGTATTACTTTAATTTTGCCAACTCAACTATTTTTCATTATTTTGTAGTCGTTGTTGACGTTGATGTTGCAAAGATAAGATTTTTCTTATATCAAATACAAGAAATGATATAAGAATATTCTTATATTTAACTTTTATTAATATTATGGAATTAAAGGACTTTATAACGGCATCTTTAGAGAACATCGCAGATGGGATTATTGAATCGAATATTAAATTATTGAATAAAGGATTCATTGTAAGCCCATCAGCAAGTAGAGTAAACGATAGGACAACACATCAAATTCCTTTAGTTCAAGATATAAGATTTAATGTGTATGTAGAAGAAAACAATGAAACTAATGTATCTGGGAAAGGTGGATTGAGGGTATTGTCAGCTGGAATGAATGCAAAAACAGAGGGTAAATATGGAAATTCTCTGTCGTTTTCCATTCCAGTAATTTACCCTCAAAATTACTTTTTACTTTCTGAAAAGACGTTTGAATATTTTCCAGACAAAGATAAAGGCAGCGATAGTGGCCGCTATATATACAAGGATATATAAAGTAGCAGCAATCATTAACCAATCAAACATAATTATGTATGTATTAAATTCAATGCAAATATAAGAAAAATCTTATCACATGACAGGCCAAGAAATAATAAATAGTGTTTTATCTGAATTAGATATTAAAGCTCCAACATTGGCTGAGAAGATAGGGGTGCTTTATCAAAGAATATTTGACCTCCAAAAAGGTAAAACAAAGAAAGTCTCTTCTCAACTAGCTAATGCTATTATAAAAGTATATCCTCAATTTCAACTATCTTGGTTATTAACCGGTGAAGGAAATATGCTTACCGATGCTCCATCACAGACGTACCACTCCAACGCCCGCCCAGTTGACGATTTAAGCTACATGAACGTGCCCGTTATACACATCAAAGCACAATGTGGTTATCTCGCCGGATATGGAGATACCGAATATATAGACACCTTGCCCACAATGCCGGTAATCGTAGATAAGACCTATCACGGAAAATACCGCATATTTGAAGCAGAAGGTGACAGTATGGATGACAACAGCAGGCTTGCCATCTGCGATGGTGACAAGGTTTTAGCAAGGGAAGTAAGACGTGACCTTTGGCTTCCCAAACTTCATATTAACGACTGGTACTTCGTTATTGTACACCGTACAAACGGCATATCCATCAAGCAAATCACGGCCCAAGATGATAAAGGTAATATCACCTGCCACTCGCTCAATGAGTTATTCAATGACTACACCGTTAACCTTGATGATGTAGTGGAGATATACAACGTGATTAAGGTTGTTGAACGCAATATGAGACTATAATATCAATCTAAAAAGTAAAATACTATGGATTTTAAAGACACTATTAAACAGCTTGCTGATAGAATTGAAAAGCTGAAAGATAACATTCAGACAGAAGAAGCTACTAAAAATGCTTTCATCATGCCCTTTATTAATGCTCTGGGATATGATGTGTTCAATCCTTTGGAAGTATTGCCAGAAATGACCTGCGATATTGGGACCAAGAAAGGAGAAAAGATTGATTATGCCATCATGAAGGACGACCAGCCTATATTGCTGATTGAATGTAAGCATTGGAAGCAAGATTTAAACCTACATGATAACCAACTACTACGCTATTTCAACGTATCAAAAGCTAAGTTCGGACTTTTGACCAATGGAATTATCTACCGCTTCTATACAGATTTGAAAGAACCCAATATAATGGATGATAAGCCTTTTTTGGAAGTGGATATTACGGATTTAAGGGATAATCAAATCGAGGAACTGAAAAAATTCCATAAATCATACTTTGATGTGGACAATATTCTGAACTCAGCCAGCGAATTAAAGTACATGGGAGAATTAAAGGCTATTATCCAAGAAGAATTCTCCTCGCCTAGCACTGATTTTGTGAAAATGTTTGCTACCAAAGTTTATGAAGGTAGAATGCTTCAAAATATAATAGACCAATTCACACCTTTAGTCAAACGCGCTATCTCTTCACATATCAACGATATTATTAATGACCGTTTGAAAGGAGCTTTGACAGTTAGTGATTCCAAAATAGAGGAAAGCCAAACAAAAAACAGTGGAAACACATCAGAAGAGACTACAGAAGAAGTAAATACAGAATCCAAGATTGTCACTACAGAAGAAGAGTTAGATGCATACAGAATTGTAAAAGCTATCTGTAGAAAGAAAGTAGATATATCCCGCATAGTATATCGTGATGCACAGACTTATTTCAGTATTCTGCTTGATGACAACAATCGCAAACCTATTTGTCGTATGTATTTCAATACAGCCACTAAGTATGTAGCCACTATTGATGAAAACAAGAAAGATGTGAAACATGTTATTGAAACCCTAGATGACATCTATAATTACGAGGATGATTTCTTCAAGACAATAGACATGTATGAGCACAAAGATTGATGTCAATTCGATTATAGCAAATATGAATCAAATAATTACCGAATGCTCATGTCAGTGGAAAACTCCAAACCATTGTTCCCTCACCCCTACCTGCAAAGGCTGGGGGTGTCGGTTCCTTGCCACTCCCATAGATAAGTTGCCGACCACCGACAAGGAGAAAGCAAAACTGTTCTCCAAGGTATACCGGGAAGCGAAAGAAAAGGGTGTACTGGAATGTCCGCACTATCGTTCGCTTTTCATCGACGAGGTTCTAGAGAACATTGAGAAAAGTAACGTTATACAACAAAACATGAGCTGATTTTTCCTATTTATTGTCGACATCAGATTTAAACCAGCCTATAAAGAAGTGATACACAGATTATAGCTATATTTTCAATACAATAAGTCTAGTTTAGTTTTTGTGTGAAGCACTTCCTCCGTAAGCGAACGTTGGAAGTGCTTTTTACATATCAACACTATTTAATCCACAAGCAGAAAAATTATCAAAGCAAATTTAAAAAACTATATATAACTACATATCAAACACCAACATAACATTCATTTTCTTATCTTTAATACAGAAACAAGTGGGCACGCATGTTTTATGATTTTACTAATCACATCTGTATAATGTTAGTTTCGCGACAACCATTATACGGTAATAATCTTGTAAATTATGGAAATCAAGAAAACATCCAAAGCAAGCCTGGAAAACAAGAAGTCAAGTTGGCTACTTGTAGGTTATGTAATTGTGCTGGTCTTCATGTTCGTTGCATTTGAATGGTCGAAGCGTGATGTTAGGATTGACATGAGCGGTGCTATTACCGAGAACGTATTTGAGCAGGAAATTGAAATTCCTATCACGGAGCAACCCGAATTAGTAGCTCCACCACCCCCTCAAGCTCCTGCAATTGCCGAGGTATTGACAATTGTGGATGATAATGACAATGTGAAAGAAACAGCCATTGCCTCTTCCGAAGAAATCGGTGAAGCTGTAATCATCAAACCCATATCTCCAACCGTAGATGAAGAGATTCCGGTAGAGGATGAGATTTTTGAAGTTGTAGAGAAGAATCCCGAGTTTTCTTATAATGGCATGAGTCTGATGCAATATCTGGGTAAGAGTATAAAATACCCGACTATTGCACAAGAGACCGGAACCCAGGGGCGCGTAATAGTACAATTCGTTGTCAACAAAGACGGCAGCATCGTAGATGTAAAAGTAGTAAGAGGCGTAGATCCCTATCTGGACAAAGAAGCTATCCGTGTGATTTCCACCATGCCCAAATGGAAACCCGGTGAGCAACGAGGCAAACCGGTCCGTTGTAAATTCACAGTTCCCGTAATGTTTAAATTACAATAGCAGACATGCCAGTGTCCACTTTCCACTTGTCTCCATAAGGTAATCTCCAATATCCGAGGGTGTGTCGAAACTGGTATTCACCACAGATTACACAGATTTGCACAGATAAGCATCTTTGATTATCAGTAGATT